CTCTATAACCACGCGACCGTTCATGGCCGAGCTTGCAGCAGGAAGCGATCCGGTGGCGATCACGTCTGTCTTCAGCTTTTTAATAGCCACGCCTTCTACGTCTGCCAGTATCGCGCTGGTTTCTGTGTCGTGCTTAATTTGAATAGGATTTCTTCCAGATGCGAAATCATGAAGAATAAAGTATCCAACGGAGCCAATTCCACCGCCTCCAGACGCTAACCTAAATCGCTTTCCGCTTACCGCTTTAGAGTTTAGATCAAGAAACGGCTCTGCCGCCGTCATTGCTATGCTCTTAAATACCCGCCCTGTCTCGGATGCGCTAAGAGCAACGCTAAAGCTGTCGCCAGTATGCCCATCCTTGTCGTCAATCAGCAAGTCAACGTCTGCCGCATTGGCAACCTTGACCATTGTGCCTGAGTCTATGTGGGTTCCGAATACCTGATTTTTTCTCGTCAGCGTTCCTGCCGCATTGTCAATCAGGTATGTTGCAGTGCTCTCACCGTAGATACTATGAATGACGTTATTTCCAGCAACGGCGCGTAGCTTGACGCAGCTATTACCTCCAGAATGCCCAGCATAGATGCCGAAAAAGGCATTGCCATATCCCGATAGGTCAATGCTATTCGATCCTGTCCACACGCCAACGTCCTCGTAGAACGTATCAAAGAACGTGTTTTTGTTAGGCACAACGCCGGTTCCATCATCGGCAAGTAAAAGGCCGGTCTGGTTTGAAAGCGTCTTAAGTGAATAGAACGTGTTAAAATAGCAGTTCCCGGTTCCACCTTCAACGCGGGCCAGTTTAGTCCCGACCCTGTGAAACCTGGTGCATATGTTGACAAATATCGAATAGTTGACGCGGGTCAAATCAAGGCCGATCAGATTGTTTACGCTATCGTTTGCCGATGCAATCTGGAAGTCGGCAAGGTAAAAGTCCCGAGCATCGCCGGCAAGCTTCCGCTTCATTCCGGTAGTTGTAGGGTTGTAGATGATGGTGTTTCTCCATCCGTCTCCGGTTACATGGCAGTCGTTGCTTAGCAACAGCGGGGAAGAAGTCAGATATGTGCCAGCCGGTATATGAACTCTTGGATTATCGTCTAATGCGTCTTGTATTGCGTTGGTATCGTCAGTTACTCCATCTCCTACCGCAAGGTATGGATAGTCGGTGACTGACACCACTACTCCAGATATTCCCTGGTCGGCTTTTGTTAGATCGGTTGGCTTTCCGGTTCCTGCCCCTGATCTTCTGCCTTTAACAGTCGCCTGCGCCATATCCGCCATCTGCGCATTGGTGACGTTGACCGGTTCGGCAGATTGCACAACCCACTTGGCAGCATCGGTAACAAAAGCGGCAGCGGATGTGTGTCCGGTGATGCAACGATAAACGGCTGCGCTTTCGGTTACGGTATCGTTGATGGCATACACGGTCCCAGGGCCAGCCCACGCGCCGCGATAGTTGCCGTTTCCGATCTTGGATATTGCGCGCGCGACGGTATCGACTTCTCCGCTCTCGGTCGTGACGGTATCGCTCGCGTCGCCGTTGGTAATCGTGTGAAATATAACGGTGTCGGCGGCCACCGTGGCAATGTCAGCGGCAAGTGTCATGAGAATCCCTCGGGTATGGTAATGTGTACAAGAGTATGTAAATCATCCAATAGGATAAGTTCGCTGTAATTGTCTATCGCGTCTTGCATCACCTCCTGAGTCGCAATCGGAGCCTCGGCCAACTCAACCGGCAAAGTCACTTCCCATGTGCCGATTAGATTCTGCGCAACGTATGGTCCTGCTGGTCGAACATCCTGCGCCACGTCGTCGTAGCCGTTGAGCAACTGGATCTCAAAGTCTGCCGTACCATACGCAATGTCATCACGCCACCATTGCGCGAACGTCTGCAACTCGTCGTCGGTGAAGCGCAAGGCAAGCGTCATGGCGACGGTCTTGCCAATGCCAAGGCGACGACGACGGGCCAAGCCTCGGTCGTTCATCGTCTCGGCGTGCGGTTGCGCTACGGTGAAACCATATCCACCGCGCAACGGCCTCGGCAATCCAATGGGGAACGCGGTTGCCATCATGCGCTCCGATACGGTTCATCTATGGAGATAGTTCCAGACACAGACCAAACGCCTCCGGTCTGGATCGCTGCGGAATATCCGCCGCTGAATCGGCAGGTGTTGTTTTGTAATCCTTCTATGTTTTGCTGATGCGTGAACCATGATGCGCCATCGTTTAGCGTGTGTTTCCACCATGCCTCGAAGATTCCGAATTGAGCCTCGGTCATTATGTAGACGACGGCGATTGAAGCTGTCTGTCTGGTCTGACGATTGCGCGACGTAGCCGGCCCTAATCCACCGCTGCCGCGCACGTTGTTGGCATCGCCCATGCTCACGGTGTAACCGGAGATCTGCGGCAATGGCAAGCATTCTGGCCAGACCGGAAGTGCCATTATTGCGCGCCCCTCGCCGCGTTCAGTCCGTAGCGTGACGCCATTGCCCTGCTGGTCTGGCTGCGCGCATTGCCAACGGCAGCGGCAACCATTGAGTCTACGATGTCGATTGTAACCGTGGGCTGGCTTGCCGTTCCGCCTTCGGTGACGCGCGCCGTTTGGCCTGGCAGGTTGTTGACATTGACCGTGACGCGTCCGCCGCCGCCTGGTCCCATTGGTTGGACGCGGCCTGATGCGTCGCCGTTCATGAGGTAGGTCTTGCCGTTTGAATGCAAAAGCTCGGGGCCACGCTCAGCGACTTCATATAGGTTGTTGCCGACAACGGCTCCTCCGTTTGCCCTGCCTGCTGGCTTCTGCGCTGCAATCTGCGATGCCGCAAACATGCCTGCGGCAAGAGTTGTGCCTGCAAGTATCTGCCCGGCTGGTGGCGGTATCGTAAGGGCTGCGGTGTATCCGACCCATGCGTTTACGATAGCCGCCGCCATTTTCGCCGCCTTGTCTACATAAAACGCTTCGCTTGATTTATCCTTTAGTTCGTCGGTCATGTTGATTATATTGCCGAGAGACTGCGCATATGCGCTTCCCATTTCAACCTTGCGCCTTGTTGCTGATTCAATTTCAGCATTTGCCTCCTTTTCCTTTCTTCGTCTTTCCTCTGATGCCTCGTCGGCCTCTTCGTTGCTATCTTCTATCATTTTCTTCAATAATTCGTCTGCGTGAGCATTAGAGTTTCTGATCTCCGCTTCAACCTCGCGCTCTTTGTCAATCTTTATCTTGGCCATTCTAGTCTGGTGGGCCATTTCATTGGCCTCCATGTCTGCCTGGAAGCTCTTTGAGCTTTCCATTCCAGCCCTTGTAGCGGCAAGAAGTGCTGACTCTCTTTTTCTATTGTGCTCATCTTGCAATCTGTCCTCTTCATTTAATCTTGACAGAAACATTGCGTCGGTATCAGCCTGTATTGCCGCAACGGCGCTGTCGTATTCTTTGTAATTCTTAGCCAATTCCAGACCTCGCTTAGTCCCTGCGACTTGCTGTTTCTTGTATCTTTCCTCTTCATCTTTTGCCGCTGATTTTTTTGCCGATTCATTCTCTTGGATTAGCTGCTGTAATTCACTGACCTGCTTTTCAGTTTGTGCATATCCGGAGTTAATTGCTCCTATCTTTTGTCCCCAGTAATCCATTGCCGTGCCAATTCCAACCATGATCTTTGTCTTTATATCAGCGAACGCAGATCCTACATGATCAGAAAACTTGTTCATTGCTGCTGACGATCTATTGATGCGCTCAACTTGAGACTCATCAATGAATCCATCCTTGAGTGACCCAGACGAAAACATGTCGATCAGCTTTGCGCTAGACTTTCCGAATATCTCACTGGCAACAGCGGCCTGTCTGCTCCTGTCTGCTATGCCTCCGATGGCTTCCCCTATTTTCCTGAATCTCTCATCTGGGGATAGCGCCTGTATCTCTTTGATTGATATGCCAATGTCCTCAAGTTTTTCTGCTGCCTCTTTGTTTCCTGATATGGCATTTCCTACGACGACATTCATTCTCATCATCGCCTGAGATATTCCGTCAATTTCAACGCCAGCAGATCGCGCCGCCATTTCAAGCCTAACAATCTCTCCAGCGGCAAGCCCGGTTGCGTCTGATATGTCGTCCAGCCTTTTTGCCTCGTTGATCGCTATCTTGAATGCCGCGCCAACCATAGCGATTGGGCCAGCGGTTGCGGCAAACCTGGACACTGACGCCTTAACACCATCGAGAACTGACGTTGTTTGACCGAACTCTTTTACGGAGTTTCTTGCCCTGTTCATTCCAGAGACGAATTGAGCCGTCTCGGCTATCAGGCTAATGTTGACTGTTCCGGCGTTGGCCATGGTTTAATTGCTCGCTTTCATTGCGCCGTATAGAGCCGCCTGCATTTCTTCCACCGTCTGCCTGGTCTTCTTCTCTGGCTTTCTCTTCTTGCTGCCGTCAAAGTCCGGCATGAAGTCTATGGGCTTAGCGTTAGCCTTTGCGCTCTTTAGGTTGACCATGGTAGACGCCATGATTCCCATGCGTAAATCTGCTCGCTCTTCGCCTATCGGTTCCAGTTGGTCAAACGCGATCCACTCGGAGAACTCCGCGCTGTCAATCTCAGACTGACAGCGCCTAACGCTCATTCCAAGATAAGCCGCGAGCCTGAACCAGAACCTGCGTCCCGGTTGCTCGCTCAGTCTTTTTTTAAGTCAGAAACCTCGGCGTCACCGACGCGGCTTTGCTTGCTTGCCAGCAGGTAAATCCTATCCAATGCAGACGAAGAC